TCTAACAACGTCTCCTGTTTTTCTTTGATGAGCAACTGAATATACATTTACATAAGTAACTCCACTATGAATTACAGTTGTAAAAGGATTATCATCTAACATAATTAAAACAGCAGTTGTAGGTACAGGTGGTCTTGGGTTTTGTAATGCTTGAGGATCTGATCCTACTGGTTTAGGTTGAAGTTGAGGTTGTTTAGGTTCAAACTCTGAAGTGTGTACTCTTGCACCATTCCATTCTCTAACCATTTCAGTATATGGAAATTGCATTCCACTTCTGTCTGAAATAAATATTGCGTTTTTTCCTCTTGATAGATCTGCCATTATGTTCCTGGGTAATAAGTTTTAGGGCTAATAAAAGTACTAGATGGTGAGCCGTCTTCTTGTAGAGCTCTAGCTAATTCATCTTCGTATAATAATTTTAAATTTTGAACTGCTGCTGGTTGAAATTTTTGTGATAAATAATAAGCAAGACCTGCAACCATACAAGGTACAAATCTATAAGGTACATCTGCATCATTACTGTAGGAACCTGCATCTTGAATCCTTCTTTCATAGTAGTAATTAAGAAAGTCTCCAACTTGTACAGATCCAGGTGTCAAGTAAACTGTAATAGTTGTTTTATCAATAAATCTTTCTACGAAATATTGAGAAGGTTGACCTGTGGCTGTTTTATTTGAAAATGCTTGATAAGTAGATCTATCAACTTTCGTAAAAGGAGAATCAATTATAGAAGAACTTCTATAAGAAGCTTCTAAAATATCGGTAACTCCATAAGTAATAGAATTGTTATCAAAACACTTGTCATCAGTTGAATGAGTTGCTGCTGTGGTTCCATTTACTCCTCTCGTACATCCAGTGAATGTATTTGTTTCAGTTGTTATACCTGTGTAAGTTATTTGTTCTGTACCAATTAATAAAGTTCCAGTTGCTGGAAAGTTGGCAACTGAATCTATAACTACTGTTGTTTGTCCAATAGTCATTGCCGCTGCTAAAGGACTAAACATAGCATCAGAAGTTCCATCCGTGGATGAACGATATAAAGTATAGACACTTTTACCGCTTTCCCAACTAATAGAATTATGAGCTACTTCCCAATAATGTAATCCTCTATTTCCCCATTCTTGAAAAAGAATATTTAAAGATCTTCTTGCGCTTCTAAGTTCATAACCTGAAACTCCACGCATTCCAACTCTTTCAAAAGCCTCTTCAACAATATCGGCTATAGTGAAACCTTTTTCAAAAACGTAAGTTCCTGAAGTAGTATTTGCCATTTAAACTCCTACGCACCGGTAATAGTTAGTGTAGATCCTGCTGATGCAGTAACTACAATTGTAACTCCGTCTTTAAATAAGATACCTGAACCTGGAACGTAAACAGATAAACCATCAGTATCAAATAAAAATTTTGCTTTTAAATTTCCTGATACAATTGTATCAGCTGTTTGATCGTAAAGTTCTACAACTGATGAAGCTGCACCTGCAGCTTGAATAGAAGTAACTCTAGTTCTACCTACTTTTAAATTTTTACCAGCTGTTGTACCTGTTCTGTTTAAGGTTGTTTGGTCGCTTGAAAATGATCCGCCGCCTGACATATTTTTCTCCTTTTAAATTTTGTGTGGGCCGGAGCCCACACTTAATTAATTAATTACGCTGTTGCTGCGTCTTGCAAATTATTTGCTTGAACATACGTAAACGTAACAGTTACTTGACCTGTAGTTGCAGTAGTTCCTGCAGCTATAAGAGTTGCTGTAATTTGTGTATCAGAACCAAATCTATCAGCTTCATCTAAAGCGCCGTTAGCTATTGAAGAAGTTTCTCCTAAAGTTTTAACGTCAGTATTACCGATAAAATATGTAGCTGCTCCTGTTTTTCCAACTGAAACAGTTGCTGAAGTACCTTGGTTACTCACTATTGCAACTCTAATTGTAGCTGTAAGTAGTTGTGAGTTTTTTGGTATTACACCTACGTTATAAGTAGTTGTTCCAGCTGCGACTGCTGCATCAATCATAATTGATTGAGACATTACAACTTGACCTGTGTTTTTAACATCAGTTCCAACAGTTGTTCCTGTAGTGTTTCTTATGTTTCCAGCTGATATTGGGCCGGAAAAGTTAGTATTTGCCATGATATATTCTCCTAGTTAAATTCCACATAGTCTCTAGGCCGTCGACTATACTGCGTCTATGCAGAATATTAATTTATGTATAGTGTGATATTTATATCTTATTTTTGAGTAGAGTGCAAGAGAGCCCTAGGTATTTATGCATTTCAGCGATGTAGCTTTTGATTAAGTAGCTACAGAAACTTGTGGAGCCGCACCTTCTACAGTGTTTTGTCTATGGGCAATAGCTGCTTCTTCTAGCTTAATGTCAGTGATGATTTGTTTAACTTTGTCATCAATTCTGACCATTTCAAGAGTATATCTATTGTTAGATAGATGCTCTTGTTCCCACTTCAACTCCAAGGACCTTTTTGCTTTGTATAGGTCTTGTATCATTACTAACCTCCTCATAGGTTATTCGATAAGGAACATCCGAGAACATTCCCGATAATTCCCAAACTATACTTTTTTCTCCCAGTTTGTCAACTATTGCTTGTTCTAGAGAAACCGCATCATCATTAGATTCTACTTCAAATCTACCGTGATAATCGTATGCGTATATATTTATTAGGAATTTTTTCATGGTTTTTCTTTCTACTTAGTAATTGTGGCGAGACTATGTCCCGCCACAAAAATATAATTATTACGCTGTTCCTGGAGATCCGAAGATACCTCTAGGGTCAGAGAATCCAAAAGAATATCTCTCTCTAGCTTTGTATCTAACATTTCCAGTATCAAAGTCACCTTCCATAGTCGTTTTGATAGGTGCTCTAACGAAATGTTTAAGACCATTTGGAACATCTGTTTTGATAAAGAATGCATCTGGGTCAGTTAAGTAGTGATTTACTACATAACCTTGAGGAATCATCCCCATGTTTTTCAGTGCATTGATATCATTATCAGCTGTACCTACTCTACCTTCAGACTTCATAAGTCTTTCAGCAGTAAATTGTAACTCAGAAGGAATAATCATTTTCATTCCTCTAGCCGCAATTTTTAGGCCTCTCTCATCAGTGAACGCTGCAATGTCAATTAACGATTGCTCTAATGAAGTTTCATTTAAATCTGCAGCCGTTGCTAACTCATTACTGAAAGATCCAGAAAGAGTTGGGTGGTCGGTAGCTAATAAAGCTTTTCCGTCTCCACCTGCAAATGATGCATTGAAACCATTATTTAAAACAGCCGCGCCTTTAACTTGCTTAGTGTTCGCCATAGATCTTGCTAGTGCTTTTGTATATCTAGACGCAAGTCTGTCATACAAGTTATCCTCAATCGCTTCTTCAGTGATTGCGAACGCTAGCGCGATCGTTTCGTTTGTGTAACGAGCCGTGAAAGTTTCTTGCGCATCATCGTAAGTTACGCCTTGACCTTCAGGTTTTACAGCAGCATTTGCAAAACCACTTAACATTACTTCTTCTTCAAAAGCTCTGTCAGATGATTCTTGATCAAATATTTCTGCCGTCTCGTTAGCATAGTTTTTGTATTCTAATCCGAATAAAGCATTCAGACCAGGCTCTAGTTCTTTAACTAGTTGTGCTCGTGATATAGCCATAGTTTATTTCTCCTTATTCGCTATTAGTTATATAAATTACTAGCTGCAGCTTGTACAACAATTACATTGCCGTTAAGTACAGTTAGATCATTATTTTTAGGTTCGTCAGCACTTCTAACTAATTTAAACATCTTAGTTCCTGCTGCACCGCCTGCTATGTTAAGTTTAACAGTAGACTGTCCACTAATTGGATCGGCTGCACCACCAGAGGTAGTACTAGTACAATTGTACCCTGCGTCTCCAAACATAGATTGAGTTACTGCTGCGTCAGCTTTGATTGCATACTCTTGAAACGGATTGTCGTTTACATAAGCACAGCCATCATTGCTGCCTGTATTGTAGTCAGTACCAAATGTTGTTCCAGACGCTACAGAGTTAGCCCATGTAGGCTTACTTGTAGAGTTGTCAACATAAAAGGCACCGTTGAATACGCCGATAATTGGTGAATGTCCACTGTTTGAGTAAGTAGCTCCGCCGTTACCGCCGTCGTCAGTAGTAGCGAAAGATGCATCTTGTAAATAACCTTCATCTCCACCCGAATCTTGGATAGAAGTTATGTTATTTTTAAAGATACTAACGCCAAGTCCTGACTTAAGCTTGTATTCAGATTGACCTTGAGTCGCCGGAGTATTTCCGAGATTCATTACCATTCTTAGTCCAAACCCTGTTGCTTGATTTGCTGCCATAATATATTCTCCTTATTATATAGCTTGTTAGTTAATTTATTCGTTGGACTTAGAAATTACTAAAGAATTAGTCTTTCTTTGTACCACCGAAGGTTACACGAGTTTGTCTATCTTGATTGATAGGCATACTTGGGTGCTGATCCTTCATCAAATCGTTATTAACTGCGTCGTCTCTATCCTGTGTCTGCTTTTTATAATAAGCTTCACGCGACTTAGCGATTTCCTCTGGTATCCTAGCCAGCAATAGGCCGCCAACTCCGATGACTCCTGCATATTTGCCTTCTTTTTGTGTTGGATATTCAGTCTCTGGATATTCGTCAGATCTAACTAACTCCCATCCGGATCTGAGTTTACCGGTCATGTTTTTTGTATCATCAAAACCCATTGACTCAGCTCTTATCCATCTGTGACGATAACCGTCAGGCGCAGGTGGTGCATCTAAAGATGATGGTGGAGTCCAAACTTTCGGTTGTTCGTCTTTAACTCTAGTTTGACTCGCACGTGAGGTGTTTATTTTATTATTTTCCATATGCTTATGCCTCCTTCGTGATGTTTAATTGTTTCGCATATTCTTCTAGCGGCACACCTAATTTTTTAGCAATTGCTACCTGTGATGGCGTGAGTCTCACAGTTTTGCGACCAGTCTTTGTACTACGCGTTGCCGAAGCAACGGTTTGTGTAGGTTTACTCGTCTGTGTTCCCTCTTTTGTATCAAACTTATGGGGAAATTCAAGTCTTATTCTTTTATTTATTTCCGAATAATATTCGTCAGTTTGAGGGTCATAACCTTCTTCTTCGGTTAATTTTTTATGTAAAGCAAAAGCCGTAAAAGTCATAGGCTCATCTGTACCAAACCAACTGTTATCACTAGCCCATTTTTGAGCCTTTGGATCAGGGTTAATTGGTGCTTCTTGAGGTTGCTGTTGAACAGGAGTTCTTACTTCTTGTTCTCTAGCAGGTGCCTTAGCCTCTTCTTTTGCTTGTAGTTCTGTTAATCTAGCAGTCTCATATCCAAGTTTAGATATCTCGGTTTGAGCAGCAACCTCAGATTTAAGGTCACCATCTTCTCTAGCTTTACCTAGTTTAGAAACAGCTGCTTCCATAGCAGACTTTATTCTATTCTCCATTTCAGATACATAACCTGTATCTAAAGTAGACAATCTTTTATTAAGATTATTTTTTTCTGCTAAAACTGTTTTTGCATAAGTTGTGGCTTCGTCTCTTTGCCTTTCAGCCTCACGCATTTTTTTAGTAAGTTTAGCAATTCTTCTTTTTACTCCGTCGCTATACTCTTCTAGTTCGTTTTTCTTTTCTTCAGTCTTCTCTTCAACTGGTTTCGTGTCGTCCTGTTCAGTTCGAATATCAGGCTGCTCATCTTGTTTCTCAACTGTGTCATCGGACTCATTATCGTACGTAATATTTGGTTCATCTTTTTTTACCTCATTTTCATATGTTCTATCTGCTTCTTTTTCTATCTCTGGCAATTCAACTCTAGCACCACCTTGTGATGTATCGAGATCAATTGTCTTTTCTACTTTTTTAGTTTCTTCTGTGTCTGGCATAGTTTCTCCTATGGGTTAAATATAATGAAGTACAGACTCTGGGTCTTTAATAGTACCCAGTACTTCATCGTCGTTTAATAGACGAACTTCTCCGCCTTCTATTGGTAATCGTGATCCGGCATATCTTGCAAAGATTACCCAATCACCTTTTTTGCACCACGGACCAGATGAAAATCTTTCTTTGTCCGTATAAGCTAGTGGTCCCATTTTTAAAACGTAACCACAATTAGTTGCAATCCTAGCTTTGTCTAAAGCTTCTTGTGCAATAATTATACCACCTTTAGTTTTTTCTTTTGGTGTAAAAGGTAAAACTAAAAGTCTGTAACCTACAGGTTCAGGTAGTTCACTTACTGAATCGTTAATATTTTCTGGATTAAGAGGTTCTCTCTCTTCTTTTTTTTCTTCTTTATACTTGTCTAATAAAGCTGATTTATTTTTTGGGTCCTCGGCTGAGGTCAACAACGTTTCCTGACTCATCTTTTTGCTCCTTGTTATTTAGCAGGTTAGAGATTTCCTGTAATGTTATTTGTATGGCATGTGCCTGTCCTACTAGATACTTGTATTTCTCCATATTGTCAACCCCTCCACCTAGGATTCCGTCGCCAATAGTATTGAGTCTATCTTTAAGATCTTTTTGTATTGATATTACTATATTCATTCCGTCCATTATTTCTCCTTCTTTCTTTTTTTCTTTTTTATTTTACCGCCGTATTTTTTATCCCATTTTTTTGCTATTTCAGGTTTATTGGCGTACATAAACTTTCGTTGCTTTTCAGATCTAAAGGGCACTTCTTTCTCCTCTAAAATCTTCAATCACTTTTAATTTTTCTTGAGCATCTGCAATTTTTTGAAACAGTTTATCTATTTCATCTAGATGTTGTGGATGTTCTCCAATTCCAACAGGGTGTTCTAAATATATTTTTAAGGTAGCATCAGCTTCAGATATCTGTGCTTCGTATCTAGCTTCAAGTGCATCTAATAAAACTGCTTTCATTAACACTTCCACCTACGTCTTGCTTGTCTTATTCTAGAGTTAGGATCATTTCTTGTTTTAGCCGATGAATTTTTTAATTGCCCTGCTGATCTTGCACAATATGACTTACGTCTATTTGCAGATTTAGATCCAGGTTTAACTTTACCCGTTACTGCTGTTTTTAATTTTGATCCAGGGTTGGCTGCTCTATAAGCTTTTACACCTTTAGATGTCATGCCTGCACCAGATTTTGTAGGTCTATAATTTGCTCCAGGTCCTTTAGTGGTTTTTCTAATAGCCATTATATTAAACCTCCCATACTTACTTTTTTTCTTTTTGCAAATGTTGCAACATTCGTCGGTTTGCCACCAGGATTGCCAGCAGCTCTTTTACGTGTAACTGCTGAACGTTTTTGTCCAGTTGACATTTTTCTTGCTTTGGCAATTGGTACGCATTTTGGGTACGCACGTTTACTTCCTTTAGCTGATTTTCTTCCACACGGTTGATATTTTCCATCTTTCTTTGGTGCTCCAATGTCTACCCATTTTTGATCTACCCATTTTTTTAAATCGCCCATTATGCAATCTTTGTTTTCTTTCTTTTGTTGGACATTATTTTGCCACAACCTCTAGCTATAAATCCACCATCTTTAGCTTTTACTTTTCCTTTACAAACTTTAGATGCATACATGTTTGCATACGCCGAAGGATACACATCGAATTTTCTCTTTGCTGCTGCTTTTCCTTTTGGACAAAGTTTAGCCATTATTTTTTTATAACTTTTTTTAATACTTTAGCTTGACCTGCATGTAACTTAGAGGCTTTTTTTAAACCTTTGATTACTTTTTTTATTTTTTTTACTTTAGGTTTATTCATTATTTAGCTTTGCCACCTTTTTTAGCAACCATTCTTTTTGGATTGTATCCAAATTTTTTTGCTAACTCAGGTTTCTTTTTAGCTAATTTAGCTAGACCTGCATTCTTACTTTTACTAATAGGTTTTCCAGCCATTATGCTCTACCGAATCCTCTCTTAGCCATGCCACATCCTCTTTTCTTTTTGACCTTGCCACCTTTTTTGTAGCCGTCTTTTATTTCACTCATGACTCTTCTTTTCTCAGCCATATCATTTGAGTTAGGATTTTTTCTAGCGTCAAGTCTTCCTACTTCTTCTAAAAGATTTTCTCTTCCTGTATTTTTCATATTATTTACTAGCTCCTCTAGACTCATCTCTTCTAGATTTATAACTTTGTGTTTTTGTAGATTCTTTTCCTCTTCTTTCTCCTAAAGATTCATCAAGTCTATCATTAGCACCTTGTTTTTTTACACCTGAATTTCCATATGGAAATCTTACGTTTGATCTTATTCCGTTTTGTCTCATTTTGTTCCTCCTTTT